GTGGTCGAAGGCGCTCCCCTGCTAAGGGAGTATACCCGGAAGGGTATCGTGGGTTCGAATCCCATCTTCTCCGCCATTATCATCGCTAAGCGATTGATTTTCAGAACTAATTTTCACACTTTCGTGACCACCCTAATGCTCGTCCTAATGGATTTGCTTGTGGATAACGTTGATGCGACTCGGGAGGATCGACATGACTGACAACAAGAAGCTTGCGACTTTCTGGACTTATATCGACGAGGATCCTCGCGTGGAGCGGATTGAGGTCACCGGAAACGTCACTCGGTGGAAGATCTTCACCAGCGTTCGCTCTATCGAAGATCAAGAGCAGCTTCGTCAGGATATGGTGGAAGACAGTGGCCTCCAGCCGGATCAGTTCGAGATTATCTTCGAATAGATGCGAGGGACAGTTAGAGAGTGGTCCCTCAAGACGAGTACGCTCTTGAATGGCGTTGCGGTGCCTGCAGCTGCCCTCTCTAGTGCCTTGGGCCGTTACGTGATGAACCTGCTGGTTGTCAACGACGACCCTGTCTACAAGGCCTCTATACGCGGGTCGGCGACCGGCCTGCATTTCAAGCAGCGGTATTACGTGGTTTGCTGCTTTCATCAGATCCGAGACGTCGATCCTGAGCGCGTGGCTCTCATTACAAAGGATGGGCAGTCCTTAATCACGTCGGCAGGCGTCCGTCACTTTATCGAGCGAGGTGACACCGACTTCCAAGACCTAGCCGTTTTCGATTTCACAGACCCGTGCCTGGCTCATCCGGATCTGAAAGAGCGCTTTTACAGTTTTACCGAAGTTGCGCCCGAAGCGTTGAACACCGAAACCATCTTCGTCCAGGTTTCCGGGTATCCCACGGCTGACCAATCCTACGATCTCGCCGACAACAACGCCTTGGGATTTGTTAAGCGCCTTATCCACTGCGATCTCCAGCGGCCACCGGCTGATGATGCCATGGCTCTTTTGGCGCCACATCAGCCTTTGCAGTTCTCCGTTGACGGGCTCAGTGGCGGATCAGCTTTCACCGTTCAAATCGTTGACAATCTGCCAAGGGCGTATTTTGCCGGCATCGTAATGCGAGCGGGGAGCAATGACATTTTCATACTGAAGAGCGGCTATATTAAATCTGTTCTTGCTGGTTTAAGCGCCGATGATGGGCCGGTCTGAAGACCGGCTAGTTGGGACCTGCGCAAATATCGAGAAACTCCCGCAATCTCGTGGTTTTACACAATTGAGTGACCAGAGCGCAGCAGTCAAGTTCATGAACGTGGCAAGGGTCTACGGGGGCAAATCCAAAAGCCTTTTGGATTCCGGGATAACCAACGAAGCGCTCTATGCTCTTGCCGCGCCCAAGGTGAGAGCAATTTTGCGTTCACCTATTTTGCGCGGTTCCAAACGGAGCCATGTGCCCGGGGTCTCCCCAAGTTTGGGGGCACCTCCGAAATGCCCTGCGCAATTTTGCGCATGCCCCCTACAGGTTGCAATCGATACTCCATTACTGGAGATGGCTCCAAACGGAGCCATTGAGCTCGGAGAAGATGCCCCCAAGTTTGGGGATATCGAGAAACCCCCGCAATCTCGTGGCTCCACACAATTGAGGAGCCTATTTTCGAGCGGAACGACTGTCTGACAGGGGCCTGATCAGTTTTACTCAGTTTGAGGAAAACTCTTTATGCACGTCGCAGAACGCTACGGGTCCAAAAGTAGCACCGTGCAACATTTGGACACTACCGCTCTTTACGAACTGGCCGCCCCCAAGACCCCCCTTGAAGTGCGTGAAGAGATCGAACGGATGATCGAGGTTGGTGAGGTATAGTCCTTCACGCCGCCCGCTTGAACAGCACGTCGAACACCCGCGGCGTCAGCGGCTTGAACTGGAGGATGTCTGCCGTCTTCCTTCTCGCCTTCCAGCTCTTTTTCTTGCAGGCGTTTGAGCAGAACATCGCGGTTGAGATCTTGGCCGCGAAGGGGACGCCACAGCACGCGCAGCTCTTCTCGATCCGAGCGGCTGCGAAACGATGTTCAGCGGCGCACTTGGGGGAGCAGTGCATGCGGGCCATCTTCTCCGGCCGAAAGCAGCATCCGCAGTTGAGACACTGACGGTCTGGTATCATCCTCATGGAGGCGTCCCGGCAGCGGGTTGAGCAGACCTTCTGATCCGAGCCCTCTCTGATGGCATGGTAGGTGACACCGCAATACTGGCAGGTCCGCGGCTTCGTCTTCGCTTGCTGCAGGATCCGGTAGGCCTGCCGGCCCATGGCGTCCGTGTTGGCATGGGTCAGGTAGTCGCGACGACTGAAAGCAGCTTGAGCGCAGACCGTGCTGCAGAATCGCTCTGATCTCGCGACCTGCAAATCATCGAGAGGCGCCTTGCACCAGCTGCACTGGTCATAGCTATCAAGGCAATGCGGCTGCCCCTCCAGCCACGACGGCCGCTCTGATCTGCCGAGACGTTTCAGAGCCGCGAGGATGACGCCGGCCGCTTCCTCGTCCGCAGGCGACCAGCCATGGCCAAGAACGCAAAGAGCCGATCGGAGGCCGTGCCGGGCCGCTCCCTCGTTCTCCCACGGCGAAACCCGCCAGTCATCGAGCAGGTCCATTGTTTTCTGGACGACGTGCTGCCTTCGCTCGCCGCGCAGGATCTTGCCGCCGGCCAGGAGCCGGGCGTTGCGAGCTTTCAGCAAATGATCGAGATAAACCACGGCATCACCCAAATATTGCGTCAAAACCGTCTGCGGTTAGATCAGATTGCGGCTGCCTGCTAGTCGCACCGGTGGCGCCGCCCTTGCCGGCAAATGCATGCTCGAGGTATTCAGCATCCATCGCCCGTAGAATCCGGACATGGTGCGGCTGTGCCGGGATCTGGAGCAGCTCCAGGTAGGCGCCGATCTCGGCGAAGCTGATCGCGTTCGGGCCGGCCGGGCCATACGAGCGGGTGGCATGAAGCTCGAGAAACCACGACCAGAGCAGATCGCCGCCAGCCGGGAGCGTCGGACGCTTTCCGGTCCGAAGAGAGAGCTTCAGCGCCTCACAGAGCAGCTTTGCACGGCGGTCGGTCAATTGGGGCTCTTCCTTCTTCTGGGCTGGCGATTGATCGCGTCGACGCGGCCCGGCAGAGCCGCATCATAGTGCCTGACGCGCCGATCCGCCTGCGTCGCAGAGGTCTTTTCCACGTAGGCATGGAAGGTGCCGTCCTCTTCGAACCTGACCACGCTGTCGACGCTCACATGCACTGCAGTAGATCCGCCGGCCGCTGCCGGCGCCTGGCCGGTCCGCTGCTTGGTGTGATCGATGATCGTCTCGTCAGGGTGAAGGATCGCGGGGAAACCGCCTCTGCCATCGACACCACCGGTGCGAGAGCCGGATCCGGTGGAGCCGCCGCCTTCGAAGGAAAAGATACTGCCGAGCAAGCCGCCGAGTCCCGCGAAGAGACCGCCGCCGCTGCCCGTGGCCGCCTTGTTCGTTGCGAACAAAGCGTCGACCATCTGATCAAGCAAGGTATCGGCGATCCGGCCAAGGGCGTTGGTGAGAGCATCGGCAGCAGAGGTGCCCGACCTGAGATCGCTGATGAAACCTTTGGTGACGTCCCGGCCAAGATCGTTCCACTGCTGGGCTTTCTCGCGGGCTTCGTCTTGCGATGCCGCCAGCTTCCGGCTTTCGGCTTCGGCCTTGGAATATCCGTCCGCCAGGGCAAGCATCGCTTCGGCTTGCTGCCGGGCTGCAGGCGACAGGCCGTCGAAGTTGCCGGCGAGCAACTGGCTCACGTCCGAAAGCTCCTTACCGGCGGCGGTACCGGCCTTCTGTGCCGCCGACAGCAGATCCGCGGCGGTCGACGCCCGGGCCGAAGCCGCACCGTAATCCTCGATCAACGGATCGAGCCCGGCCTGAGCTGCGGTCTCCGCAGTGATAGCGGCCGTCCGCTCTTTGATCTGCTGGACTTCGCGGGCGTATTCGTCAGCCGATTTCCGCCCGCCACCGGCGCCGCCACCTGCCTTGCTGCTTGTCGGCAGGGCGTAATCCGACAGCGATACCGGCTTGACCGCAGGTGCTGCCGGCAGCCTACCGCCCTTGGGCGTGGTTAGAGGGCCGCTGCTGTTCACGCTGTTGCGGATCGCGTCCGCTGTCAGCCCGCCCGCAGCACCACCACTGGTGACGTCGAAGGCGCCGGCAACGCGATCCTGGACGGCATCGGTCGAATAGACCCGGACACCGCCGCCCAGGTAGCTTTTCACCGTGCCGCCCGGCAGAGAACCGAGAATGCCCTTGCCGACGTTGGACAGTCCGGACAGCCGGCCAAGCTCGGTGTACAAACCGATGGTCATCGTGATGGCCTTGGAAAGCGAGCCGGTGATGCTTTCGATTTGCGAAATGACGGCGTTGAAATCGATGCCATTGATGACATCTGCGGCGCCATCGATCGCGGATCCGAATGTTTCAGCTGCCTTGGCCGACTCGTTGAAGCGGCCGGCAGCATCGATCAAGACGTTCTGCAGCCGGGTCATGCGCTGCGAAATCGTGCTTTCGGACGATGCAACCGCACTTTCGAGCGTCGGCGCTCCGGCGAGGAACGCCCGGAAGAAAGCTTCGCTGGAAACTTTGCCTTCTTTGACCAACTTGGTCAGAGCGGAGACGGAACCGCCTGCCTCCTTCAGCCCAGCGGCGGTTGCCTGGAGGATAGGCCGGCCGCCGTCGAGCAAGCTGCCGTACTCTTCAGCTTGGACGGTGCCGTTTCCGAGCGCCTGCGACAACTGAAGCAGAGCACCGGCGGACTCTTCTGCGGACTGACCGGAAGCCCGCAGAGCAACCGCAACCTTGTCGGTGAAATTTCGAAGATCGGCTTGGGAGGCGTTGAGCTCCTTCGCCGACGCTGACGCCCGGCTGTAGAGCGTGACAAGCGCCTCGAGCGGCGCACCGTTTTTCTGAGCCGAAGCGAACAACGAATCGTAAGTTTGCTTCAGCTCCTGGCCGGACAGGCCCGCGATCTTCAGCGCGTTGTTGACCTTGGTCGACGCGTCCAGAAGCTTGGAAAAGCCTCCAATGGACGCAGCGGGAATCAATCCGGCCGCGAAAGCCTTGCCGAAGGTTCCGATCCGGGCCGATGACTGTGCCAGGGCCTGGTTGATCCGGGTGGAGGACCGGAGCATGTCCGTCTCCATCTGGCGGGTCGCGGACCGGGAGGCCTTGCGCAGCGCGCCGAAGCTCTGTGTCCCGCGCCGCTCTGCCGCCAGCATATTTTTCTCGAATTGGCTGATCCGCGCTTCGATCGCGACAACCAGTCTTTCTGAATCGTCAGGCATGAATCGTCTCCTTTAGGCAAAGGCCCATTCGGTGAGGTCACCCTCGAAAACATCGTAAGATGAGCGGCCGGTGTCTCCGGACGCGGCTCGCGAAACTGCCATTGCTGCCGCGACGGCTCCATCGATCGAGAGCCAGCGCTTTGACTTTTTCAGGCGGACGATATGTCCATGCGTGTTGGTCTGCACCTCGGCGTTGGCGAAGCAGTGACGCAGGACCGGATGCCCGCCGTGGGTCAGTCGGCCTCCAATAACTGCACGCTCAAGTTCGGCGAGAGCGGGCATCATGGTTAGAGCGCCTTGCCGCATCTCCACCGCCGGGAGACCATCGTCAGCCAGGTTCGCAAGCGTGATCCTGGCAAGCGCAGGGTCGAACGCGACCTCTCGGACTGCGAACCGCGCGCATATTTCGCGGATCTGGTCTTCAACCGCGCGGGCATCGATGACGTTTCCGGGCGTTGCGGTGACGAGACCTTCCTCAACCCATCGGACATAAGGGGCTCCGGAGATGTCTTGCCGTTCACGGACGTTGTCCGCGGGGATAAAGAACCAGGGAAATACCTTGTAACCGCCGTCGCCGTCCGGCCATGCCGCGACAATGACAGTAAGGTCCACGCTTGAACTCAGGTCGACGCCCAACCAGCAGGGCGCCTGACTCGACTCCATCGCGCCAAGGTCCACCTCAGCCGCACCACGGTCGTAGGCGTCCATGTCGACGAAGGGATTTTCCGCACTGTCCAGCCAGACGTTGAGGTTGAGCTGCCGGAACGCGTCTCTATCCCCGGGCCTGCGCTCAGCTTCTCGAGCAAGTTGCCGCAGACCTTCAAGATCCGGGTAGGCTGGTGTGCATGTGAGACCGGGATTCACCTGTCGCCAGACATCCTCGTCGCGCCAATCGTCATCCGACGACGCTTCGAAAAGAATGGGCAGGAACGACTCGTCGACCACGTCGCCACGAGCGACGCGCCGAGCATCATGAACGATGTCATGTGCCAGGTTGTCCTGTCCTCTGCCCGCGGTCGTGGCAACCACCAGGAGGCTGCCGGGCACCTTCACCAGACCGGACTTGATGACGTCCCACAAATCGCGCTTTTTCCACGCGTGAAGTTCGTCAGCCAGGCAGAAGACAGGCGTGCGTCCGTGCTGTGTACCAGCGTCGCAACTCATGGCTTCGTAGAAAGAGCCGTGCTTGGTGGACACCAGGCGGTTCTTGTAGTCCTGGACGCTGACCACTTCCTTTATCTTCGGGTGAGACCTGACAAGCCCGAGGGCCTCCGTATAGCCGAGACGGGCCTGCTTGCGGTCGGATGCGGCTGACAGAACCTCGCCGCCGGGCACGCGCTCCGGTCCGACTGTGTGAAGTAAGGCGAGCGCTGCAGAAAGGGACGTCTTTCGATTACCGCGCGGCAAGAGGAGACAGACGGTCTTCACGATCCGCGTGCCGTCGGGGTGACGCGGCCCATAGATCCGCCTGACAATCCGCTCCTGCCAGCGATCGAGCTGAAACGGGTTGCCCGGCGCTGGGTTTTTCGGGTGCCGAAGAGCGCGCAGAAAGCGGACTGCCCGTTCCCCGAACCCCATCGGATCGGCGATCGGCGAGTCGTCATAAACCCAGGTCGGCAGCGTTGTCTTCATCTTCGCCTCCCTTCGGCTGCAGTCCCTGTTTTGCGCGGGCAGCCGGCGTCAGGCCAAGCTCGGCACCAAGGCGCGCGACCATTTCCATGGCCTTGGCTTGCATGCCGGCGGCCGGGTTCGGCTTCAGCATCTGATGCGCGCTCATCACCAAGGGGCTGTGCTTTGCAACGGCGACCTGGCACTGCCGGACCGTCCAAAGGGCGATGACATAAGTCGACACCAGGCCCGACATCGATGCGGTCAGCAGCTTCCTCTGCACCAGTTCCGCGGCGATGGTCTGCCATTCCGCGATCATGTCTGCCGGGATTTCAGCAGGTGGTGAAGGGACACCAGCAAGGCCGCCCTCGATCGCCTTCAGATCGGCTTTCCTGCCCTTCATTCGGCCGCCTCGCATCGCAGCTCGAGACCGCGACGGCGGCCAAGCTCCTTCGTTTCGCGGATGTTGAAGAACCGTCCGTCGTAGCTGACCCGGTCTGCGGTCGTCACGTCGGCGATGAAGCGGGTCCGGAAGATGATGGCGGTCTCGGCATTCGCACCTTGAGCGGACAGATATTCCTCAGTGCTCGCCTGCACGAGTTGCGCCCGCACCGTGGCGAGCGGCGTGAAGGTTGGCGCCGGCGTCCCGTAGGCATTCACCGCACCGGCGTCGAACCGGTCAATACGGATGGTTCTGTCCAGCTTGCCAGCTCGCATCAGCTGATCTCCTCCACGATAGCCTGGATGGTCATCACGCCGTGGCTCGTTTCGCCGTCGGGATCTCGCAGGAAACGAGTGCTGGCGATGCGCCAGTCGGCGATGTGGAATCCCTCATGGTCGTCCGAATTTCGGACGACCATTGCTGCACGGATTTTGCCGGAAATTTCTTTCACGCCCTCAAGCGATGGCTCTCGCTTCCAGATATGGAGATCGGCGAACACTGTGACGCGGCTGCGGGCAATGGTGTCGCCATCATCACGAGCCGTGGCCTCGCCAAGAATGATAGACGGTGACGGCGCCGGCCTCTCGTTGCGATCGAGGATCGAAGCAGCCGGCACCAGCTCGATCAACGCAGCGGTCGACACAAGCCGGTTACGAATTGCTTTTTGGAGCGCGAATTCCGGGCTCATGACCACCTCGGAAGGGCTGCCAGCAAGGCACCAAGGATGATGATGCCGCCGCATAGGATGAGAAAGCATTTCGCGTTGAGGCTCACTTCTTCGTCCCTTTCACCGCTTTGCTGACCGCCCGCTTGATCCGGGTGGCAGCCCGCTTGCGACCAAGCCGGAAACCCGGCCACCAGAACGGCTGAGCAGAGGCGGCGGTCGTGCCGTATTCGACTAAGTGCGGATATCTGACGTCGTGATCGCCGACGGTAATGATCGCCTCGAGCGGTCCGGCAACACGGCTTCCGCCTGGCTGCGAATATGCCGGTGTTGATTGCCCAGGCGCGGTAACGGCGATCGAGTCGCGTAAATCGCCCTGATCAACTGGCGCAAGCGTCCGCTGAAGGCCGGCAATTTCCTCGGCGCCCCTGATGACGGCCGGGATTACGGCCTGGCGAGCAGCCTGTGGGATGGCCCGGAAGCGCTTTTGGAACCTGGCAAGTCCGCCGTCGTCAGCCATCGAAGCTATAATCCCGGTATTCGTTGACGATGCTCTGGACGCCAAAGGGAATTTCCTGGGCTGTCACCCCGACAAGCGTGGCCTCGCGGTTCTCGTACCAATGGCATGCCAGGAGGCTGACAGCCTGCTGGAGCGGCGCCGGCACTTCCACCGCGTATGTCGTCTCGATCGCGAAGCCGAGCTGCCGTTCGATCAATCCCTGCGCGGCCGCGATCGTGCGACCGAGAAGGGCATCATCAGAGGCGCCTAGATCGGCTGTTAGACCGAGCGCTTCCTTCAGTTCTGCGACCGTCACGATCATGGCCAGGGCCTCATTTCAGCGCGTTAAAAATTAGATCTAAATCGAACGCATCTCGCGCGATGGAGTGTCCGCCGGTCCTTCTGAGGGGTCCAAAGTTGAAGACCACCCCCCCCCGGGTGCCGGCGCTCGATCACGTTGCCGAGGCTTGGGTCCGAAGGACGTTGCTGTTGATCCCGATCGAAGCGTTCAACTTCATCACGTTGTCCGCACCATCGAGCTGCTCGGTCGCGGTCATGACCAAACCGACGAACGATCGGGTGCTGTTCTTCGGGCTGGCACCGGTCGCTGGCCGGTCGTTGAATTCGATTTTGAACGCGAAGGAGTTGGACTTCTTCTCTGCCGCCAGGAGCGCAAGCTGGCCGGCGTCTGTGAGGTCGAGGCCCATCACCAACTCAAGAGTGCCAGCGTTCCTGACGCCCTTCGCCTTCAGCACACGGCCGCGGCCGATGAAGGAGCTTTCGATTGCGTTGGCGGCATCACCAAACGTGCCGATGGTCTCAACGTAGTCGATCTCGGTCCAGGTCTGGCCGGTGAAGTCGGCGGCAAGGAGATCTTCGTTGCTGTCATCCATCGGTCCACCGATGAAAACCTTCGAACCTGCTGTAGTGAATATTGGCACGGTCATTTCTCCTTTTGATCGCGCCGCTCTTGCGATTGCTTGGCGCTGCTGTGGCAGGGGACACACAAGGGCTGCCAGTTGGCTCTCTTCCAGAAGAGCACTTGGTTGCCTTTATGCGGTTCGATATGATCGACCAGCGTGGCAGGCCGGCCGCAGCGGCGGCAGGAGGAATAGACGGCGAGGAAAGCCTTCGCCGCCGTCGTCCACTCCGCTGTGTAGCCTCGCTGCCGCGCCGTTGGTCGCTTCGCGTCGAAGCGGGCCTTGCGCTCCCGGTCAGCCTGCAGCGCACGTTCGCACTTCGCCCCTGTTGTGTGGGGCTGATTGCAGAAGCTGCAGATCGCGGGAGCGCGGTACGGCATGGTCAGGCTTCCCCTTCAAGGGGCTTGAAGCGATGCTCGTCGCCGTCGCGGGTGCGGACGATTGTCTCGCCGTCCTCTTCGCTGACAGTCACGCCGCCCTTCGTCTTGCTGAGTTCCTTGACCAGGGCTTTCACCGTTGCCTCACGGCTTTTCTCGGCCATTACGCAACCCCCTTCAGAACAGCGATCGCTTCGGGCATGACGGTCGCACCGCCAACGCGCCGGCGTGCGCGGATCTTTACGATGCCGTTGTCGGCGCCGGTGTAGTCGTCCCGCATGGTCTGAATGCCGATGCGGTCCACGATCTGGTAGCCGGTCTGGAAGTCGCCGAAGGCGACAGGAAACGAGCCGACAGCGAGATCCGGCATGTCGACCATTTCTGAGACTGGCCGACCGAAGAGAGTGGACGGGGCGGTTTCAACCAGGCCAGGCTGCCAGATGAACGTCCCGTTCGCATCCTTGACGCCGCGAAGCTTTGCCAGAGACTTTCGGTTGAAGGTCCAGGAGGCTCGCTTGGCGTATTCGGTGGGCAGGCTGTAGAAGAGCGCCATCAGAGCGTCGACGAAGTTTGACCCATCCGCCTTGACGTTGATCGCCTCGTAGTCCGCCGCATCGGCGAGGAAGCCGCGGGGCTTGCCGTTGCCGTCACCATTGACGAAGGAAGCTTCTTCCATCTTCCCGAATTCGCGGGCGATGTGGTTGCGGAGGAAGGCTTCCAGATCGATGAAGCTGTCTTCGAGGAGCTGCTGCGAAACAGGCACGATGACGGCCTGCTCATAGACCTTGATCGTCTGCTGGTCGAATACCGGCTCGGAAGTCGGGCGCGGGCCGGTTTCGGTCACCCAGCCCGGCTGGACGTTGCCCGTCAGCTTCGGGATGACGACTTCGGTGGTGCCGATCGCCATGACATTGGCGATGGCTCGCATAGCTGAGCGTTCGGAGATGCCCTCGATAACGCGGGTGCTGAACTCCTGAGCAACGACATAGCCGCCGGCGGGATTGGAGCCGAGATTGAGAGTCTTCTTTTCGACGTCGTCCAGGGCAGCGACACCGCTACGGAGGAAGCTGACGAAGGCCTTCTTCTCGATATCCTCCGGCTTTTCTTCCCTCTGAGCGCCAGGTCGGTTAGCCTTGGCTTCCAGCTTCTCCAGCCGGTCCGTCAGCTTGGTGGTGTCCGACTTCATTTCGAAGGCCTTGAGCCGGTCATCAACGGACTTCTGGAGGTCTTCCAGCGACTTGGTAACGAGCTCGACCGGATCGGTGTCGTCGCCCTTGAACTCGACGGGTGGCATGTGCTTGGACATTTCATCTTCCTTTTCTGAGCGCTGCCGTCGCGCGTTCGATGGCCTCGGCGATGGCAATGGCCGCGTTGAAATGCTTGGTGGCAGTGATCCGTGCATCGGGATGCGACGGGTCTTTCACGATCGACACCTCGACGAGCTCGATCGCAGAAAGGATGCGGTTGCGGCCGCGGCGTGTTGAGCCACGGTCGCGGAAACCGATGGAAAGGCCGTTGAGCCGGCCCGTCAGGATCTGGCTGCGGACTCCGCGTGCCAGCATGCTTTCCCGCAGGTTCAGGTGACCTTTCACGACCAAGCCTTCATCCGTCTCGCGAACGTCGGTCCAGAGGCCGATGAGGGAGTCGGTGTCGTGATTGCGCAGCATCGGGATTTCTGACACCGGCATTCGCAGGGCGCCTTTTTGGATGATGTCGCCGGCGCGGTCTGGCTTGGCATACGGCCAAGCGATGCCCTCGATCGCGCCTTCCGCGTCAACCGACAGCGCCTTCACTTGCATGTCGAAAATGTCACTCATGGTTGGTCACGGTCCCAGAGGGCGAGAAGGATAAGCGTGCCGTACACACACACGGCGAGCAGGGTGGTTTGATCAGGGCTAAGCGTCATCGCTGGCCCCTGGTGCAAAGCGGCTGCGATCACCGGCGAAGGCGTCGACCTGAGCCTGTAGCCATGCCGCGGATGACAAGACGCGGATGATGTTCTTCTGCGTGAGGGCGAGCTTCTGGCCGTCTTCCTCGACTTCCATCGCCAGAACACACGAGGCTAAGCATTCGAGGCGTGCTTTCTCCCGGTTCGCCGCCGTCACGGTACCGTCGGCTTCTGCCAGTTCGGCAAGGCGATCCATCATGGCAATCCGCGCGCGATACTGAATCTGGCTATCGGGCCCGGCGACGCGGAAGGTTATGCCAGCGGACTCTCCGGACCACGGATCGGAAACGATGAGGAGGCGACCACGGTCCTGGTCAGCGGCGTTCTGGAAGATGTCTTCAAGCGTCATCGGGCTCAGGCTCCTGGGGGATCTGTCCAGATTTGGACGCATCTTTTCCGTTCTCGGAGATCTGAGCAGGTTTGCTCACATCTCCGGCGTTGGGATTGATATGCGGATTGCCGAAGGCCTCGCCGCCGGCGCGTGGGCCCATGCCAAGCCAGTCGCGGCCTTCGTTGCGGTTGATGACCTCAGAGGAGATCAGCGACGACACCGCAGTCGCACGGGCGGTCAAATCGACATTGGTGAAATCGTCGCGGTCGAAGCGAATGCGCCAATCCGGCCGTTCCTGCTCGGTGAAGAGGGCGCGGCGCATGGCGCTTTCCAGCGGGCGCATCCAGAACTCGAGGCCGGCGAGCCACTCTTTTTGGGCAGACTCCATATTGGACCATGTTTGGCGATCGAAGTCGTAAAGCATGCCAGGAGGCACGCGAAACATCCGCGCCACCTCCAAAATGGCGTGCTTCCATGTCTCCAAAAATTGGCTGTCGACCGACGTCATCGTCATCGGCTTCCAAACGGTACCGTCGAAAAGAACCGGTGTTTTGCCGGAATTCGCTGCACCCTCGTGGGCCGCTTTCCAAGCTTTCAGCATGGTCTTGACGCCGGAATCGCCCAACGCCTTGGGTGACTCCAGGACGCCGCTGGGGCGGGCCGCACGATTGAAGAAGTTGCCGGCATGGCGCTCGAGTTTGTGGGCGACGCCGATTGCGCCTGAGGCGAGCGACAGGAAGGATCGCTCGAACGGCCCGCGCAGGTGGATGACCTCGCTGCTGGATACCGGGCGATTGCCGATGCGATATGAGGGCTCTAGCCGGCCGTCGGTGGAATAGTCCACCGAATACGAGCCCGGCGCATAACGGATGATCTCGATCGGCTTGTCGCCGATCTTGTTGACGAGAGCCAGCGCCCCTTCGTTATGGGTGAGCGCCGTGGCGACAAGATCTCGGATGAGCTGGAAGGTCGACGTGTAGTCGTTCGGCTGGTCAGCCAGCAGCTCGGCAACCGCGTGGCTGGTGTCGGGTTGCCAGGTATCGCCGTCGCGCCGTTCTACCAAGATGCCGAGAGATGCGATTGAACCGGACAATACTGTGATCGCCGAAGCGACTGCCGGCACTTCAAGAGCCTGGCGGCCGGCGACGGCATAGTCAGCAACGATGCCGCCGCCGAAAAGCTCGAACATCCAATCTTCCGGTATGGAAGTGCCGGATGCGGCCTTGGTCTCGATCTGCGGTGCTTTGCGGCTGAAAATTCTCATGTCGCGATTCTGGCCGATCCGCCGGGCAAAGCGTATCGGCCAGAATGCGTTAGGTCGGGTTTGTTACCGCCGGTTTTGAAAGAACTCGAGCAGTGCGGTTTCTTCGGCGACGTAGCGGCCGCCGATTTTCCGAATCGGTGTGCCCGCTTCTGCGAGCAGCGGACCTCTTACGAAATCGGTGCTGCAGCCCAGGCGTTGGGCGATTCCGGCGGCCGTCCAGATCAGCCGGGCGCGTGGTGCTGCGGCGGCGTCAAGGACGCGGTCGGCGCGAAGCGGTGTAAGCGGCGGCCTCCTCATGTGTCATCCCTCCCGCGAAGGTGGCGCGGCCGCTCGACAGCGCCTGCCCTATAGGTCGAAACGGGAATTCCCGCCGATTCGAATAGTGATTCGATCGCGTTCAGATCCGTCGCGTTGAGGAGCTGTCGCGCGCCGACGAGGTTGCCGTTCCGATAGACGCGGGCCCACCACGTTGGGCCCGTGCCTCGCCAATGCTCGAGCTGGAATTCAAGTCTCACCGGTGATTCGTTCAAGAAACTCATGCCGCTTCTCCAGGTTTTTGGGGTTGAATTGTCCAGGGAAGCTCACGTTTTTGGCTGCCTTCACCGGGAGGCGATGCAGCGGGTTGCGGGACAGTGGAAGTTGGCGCGGTCTCCCCAAATTTGGGGGCACCTGCGGGGGTAGGCGACGCGAGGGCGGAAAGCGTCAAATCAGCCACTGTGGAGGATTTGCCGCCGTTGTTTTCGGTGAGCGCCAGCCCGGTAGCTTGATGCGCGTCTGCGACGCCGGTGGTTTCTACCGTCGTGCCCGCCTGACTTTTTCCTTTCCCTGGAAAGACAGGAAAAGGCCGCGGCTCCTGCCGTGACGGAAGGGCGGTCGAGGATCGCCCCTTGGCGAGCCGAGATGCGAAGCGGCGCAAGCCAGCGCCCGACTTCCGAGCTGTGTCACGCTCCCTGTTTTTATATGGTCGCGTGACAGCCCGCCGCCTGCGCTGGCGCTCCCGGGAAATCCGGCGCTTTCGCTCGTGGGCCGATTCGTCTACCGCCTCCAAGCCTCGGATCTTGGCGTCGGTTCGTTCGCACGATGTAACTTCGAGAAATTCGCCAGCGACGACTGCCGACATCAAAATTCCGCCCGCGGACCGGCAAGCAGAAGCGGCGATATCCGCGTCAATCTGAGGCAGACCGAGACGGCGCCCGAACTCGTTGATCGCGTGCACGTCGACAGTTTGGCCAAGACATTCGACGACGTTGGCCAGTACGGCCGCCCAGCCGTGTTCGGGGCCGATGCTGAGGCTATGGCGGCGGCGGTAGTAAATTAGGCGACCCAAATCGTTGTAGCGGATGCCAGCGTGGAGGCGGAGCAGCGATAGCCGCTCAGCTTCACGATCGTAGCGAAACGCCTTGATTTTCCGGCGGTCGAAGGGTAGCTTTTTCGTACCAGCAGCAGTTGAAATACTGGTCGGAGCGGCGCGCCAACGCCCTCCGACTTTTTCGTTTGAGAAGGTCATCGGCCGGCCTCCTCCTTTTTAGCGGCCCGCTTTGCCAAGCGCCGAATAGTGGCAGCGGTATGCTTCTTGCCGTCGACGACGAGGAATTCGGTCCTGCCCCCTTTGGGCTTTTGTTTAAAGGCGTTCATTGGGCCGACCTCCGTCGATTCGTAGATTTCGACGGCGATCCCCATTCCGAGCACGAGCTCTTCGGGCGCGGCGGAAAATGCACGCCACAGATTGAAAACCAAAAAGCGCGGGTCCTCACGGCGATCGGAAGCCATGATGGCGCGAGCAATATAGTTAGCGAGGTCCGCTGCGGTGGCGGTCATTGGCTGACCCTCGCGTCACGAGCTGCGACCTTGCTGGCAATCCATTCTTCGACTTCGCGCCGAACGAAGGCGACACGGCGGCCGTCCAGTTCGATCGCTTGTGGGAATCGTCCGCCTGCGCGTGCCTTGTTGACGCCCGTGCGAGACAGCGAGGTCAGTTCGCAGACCCGCTTGAGCGAGACCAGCTGTATTTCTTGCTTTTCCATTTGAGCCATCCAGGTTGATTGGGACAGCTACGTATTAATGACGAATTTCTCGCAATGACAACAAGAGGTTAGCGATAAGAAACGTATCGGCCGACTGAGGGGAGGGGCGCAACGTGTTGCTCTAAACGCGTTATAACGGTCGTATCGCCTTATATGTGGAACGTGAAGCGGATTAACTCCCGAAATTTAGAAGAAAATTTCAGGGCGCTTTGCGGATGGGGACGACTTCGCCGGTCGCTTTGGCAGGCGCTGCGAGATAGGCACTCCAAGCGGCCATCAACCGTCGACGCTTCTCCAACGCATCACTCCGGCGATAGGCCTGTTCCGCAGCATCGCCGACGATGTGGGCCAAGGCCGCTTCGATCACCTCCCGCTGGAAGTTGGATCGGTCGCCGGCCCAATCTCTGAAGGCACTGCGGAAGCCATGAACCGTGGCGCGATCATCGTAAGCCAAGGTGCGCAAGCATTTTTGCATACTCATGTCGGAGAGAGGCTTGCCCTCTTTGGCGCCAGGGAAGACGAACTGCGACACCCTGATTTTCTGCATGGCCTTGACGATAACCAAAGCTTCACGGGAAAGGGGGACGCGGTGTTCCCGGCCCGCCTTCATTCGCTCGGCAGGAACAGTCCAGACTGCTGCCTCAAGATCGAATTCATCCCAGGTCGCTTTCAAAACCTCTCCTGTTCGAGCGGCCGTGAGGACGAGGAACGCGAGCGCGCGCGCCCCGAAACCCTTTAGGTTGCCGAGCTCGTCCATAAAGGTCGCGACTTCATCATAGGGCAGGGCTGCATGATGACCCCGCTTCAGCTTTACTTCTGGCTTTGCCAAGAGGTGTTCGAGGTGGCCAGTCCAGCGCGCGGGGTTCTCGCCATCACGCCATCCGGCAACTCGGGCATAGTCGAGCACCCGTTCGATTCGGCCACGGAGGCGTGATGCGGTCTCGTTCTTTAATTTCCAGTGCGGTGACAGCACGTCGACAACGTGGTCGGTCTTGATCGTCGCGACGTCCATCTTGAGAAGGGATTTACAATACGCCTCGCCGAGGGTCATTTCCCATTGAGCCCGATGCTTTGGGTTTTTCCACTTGTCCTCTCGGGTGAGAAGGAAGGCCTTTACTGCCTCCGCGAAAGTGTGCGGCTTCTTCCTGGCGATTCGGGCTTCAGTCTCAGAAAACGGATCACCGCTGTTGCCAAGGATGGTCCGAATCTCGTCGGCTTTGATGCGGGCATCGGCCAGGGAAACCTGACCAGTTCCACTGCCGTAGGGACCAAGTCCCATCTCCCGCCGGACGCGATTCCTTATGTATATGAAGGACCAGCTTCTACCGCCGTCCTTCCGAACAACTAGGTAAAGCCCGTCACCGTCTCCGTAGCGGCCCGGCTTCGTGGCGGCCTTAACCTGTGTGGCTGAAAGCTTGTTCCTCGCCATCCCGTCCTAATCTCCGTCCTAATTTGGCGCCTTGTCACAAGGGTCAATTGAGATGCAATAGGCACACGCAGTGTCGAAAAACGCAAGGGAATCAGGCTTGTGTTTGCATGTGAGACATGAGAGATACGGACGCGGCGGCCATCTTCTCCGCCATTCCTGTTTTCCCATGTTCTGCAAGAATTCTGCCAGTGTTTCTTGGCAAAGCGCAGACGTGTGCCCGAATCAATGCTTAGTAGGCGAAGTACATTCTAAGGGCCCGTAACATTGCATTGCGGCATGAACGGCTCGTCTCTTAACAATTTCTAAAAAATAATCTCGGTTCATCAACGGCTTGTGTCCTTTGCGCAACATCATCTACGCAAGAGTTCCAGCTTTGAAGCTTTGGCGAGTGTTCACCATTGCGTGACGACCTCGCATTTGTATTGTCGTTGTTGGAAGCAAGGCGGTGGATCGTCCTTCTTCCAGCATGGACGGGGATGGGGCAGGGAATGCTGTCCTTCAGCGAAATAACCCATTACCCAATTTCACTTTGACTGGAGGTCAACAATGAACATCAAGAGCCTTCTTCTCGGCTCCGCTGCAGCTCTTGCCGCAGTATCCGGCGCACAGGCCGCTGACGCTATCGTCGCTGCCGAGCCCGAGCCGATGGAATACGTTCGCGTCTGCGACGCGTTCGGCAAGGGTTACTTCTATATCCCTGGCACTGAAACCTGCCTCAAGATCGGCGGCTACGTCCGTTTCCAGCTCAACTGGGACGACACGGACCCTGACAACTGGGATGCCCGTACGCGCGGCCTCGTCAACTTCGAGACCAAGAGCGACACGGAATATGGTGCTCTCGGCTCCTACATCGCCCTCCGCACCTGGGCCGAAGAAGATTACAATGGTGGTACCGTTGAAATCGATGAAGCGTACCTGACGCTCGGTGGCTTCAAGGCTGGTTACAGCTACAACCTCTGGGACGTGGGTCTGTCCGGCGAAACCGACAACCTCGGCTCGAACCGCGTCAACACACTCGGCTACACCTACAAGGGTGAAGTTGTTTCGGCAGCCTTCTTCGTCGACGAACTGAGCAAGCGTTACAGCGAAGGCCCAGTTGGTAGCGTCAACGCATACGGCAATGACGGCGTCGGCATTGAAGGTCAGATTTCCGGCACCTTCGGCGTTGTATCGGCCACCTTGCTCGGCGGTTACGACTTCCACGTCAACGACGGCTCGATCCGTGCGATCGTTTCGGCCGCCATTGGTCCGGGCACGCTCAGCGTTGCTGGTCTGTGGTCTTCGGGTGCAAATGCCTACTACGACCTGGCAGAATGGACTGTTGCTGCAGAATACGCTGCCAAGCTCAACGACAAGTTCTCGATCACCCCGGCCTTCCAGTACTGGGATTCGATCAGCTATGACGGTTCCGACGGCGACTTCGGCGGTGGCGATGCATGGCGCGCTGGCGTAACCCTGGACTACAAGATCACCGAAGGTCTGACGTCCAAGGTTTCCGTTCAGTACACCGACTCTGATGCAGCTGACGACGCTGTTTGGAGCGGCTTCGTTCGTCTGCAGCGCTCGTTCTGATGTGACGAGAAAATCGGCGATATTTTCGTCGAGAGAATCATGAAGGAAACCCGGCTCATCGAGCCGGGTTTTTTCGTTATTGAGGGCGAGTCGACATCGCCCACAGACCCTGAGTTTTGACGAATGCTAAGTCGACGATACAGGCAGTTTATATAGAATGGCGTCGGTCGCCCGGCCGACTCGCCCTGGCCTGGCGGGTTCGACGACAAACGCGCCGAAAGATTGGCCTGAAAAGCACCGCTGATTGAACCGGTCTCTGTCCGTTCAGCCGCGAGCGGCTACGGTCAGGGGGGGGCTTTAAGTGTTTACGATTGCTTAACTTTTTTCCAGAATTGGCCGCGCCGGTGGCCAAACTAGTGCAAGTTCGCAACACTACGACCTAAAGGCCGACCCGATTGTGACGGTTTGTGCACTTATCGATTGTTGTCCGGAGCACTTCAGGTACATTGCATATGTGACGAGGTTAGATCGTATCCCGCACAGAAGTTTGGGTGATGTTGGTGCAAATGCAACCTTCGCTTCGCCTGGTGCAAAACTTGACTTGGAGGTCAAACATGAACCTGAAGAGCCTTCTCCTTGGCTCCGCTGCGGCCCTCGCAGCAGTGTCCGGCGCAAATGCAGCCGACGCAATCGTAGCTGCTGAGCCGGAGCCCATGGAATAC